TAGATCAAAGATTCATACTTGAAAATTCATTTATTGATACTTCGACTATCGTGGTAAAGGTCAAAGGTCCAAATGAAGATACTGCACGGGAATATCGAAAAGTAGATAATATATTAAACATTACAAGCACTTCCGAAACTTACTTAATACAAGAAGTAACTGACGAAAGGTATGAATTATTATTTGGTGATGGTATTTTTGGTAAAAAGGTAGATAATGACAGTGAAATTGTTGTTTCTTACATAGTTACTGATGGTGCTAATGGAAATGGTCCTTCCATATTTACATATGCAGCGAGTGTAACTTCATCTTCTGATCAAGTGTTATTGCCATCGATTACACCAGTAATTACAACTGTCTCATCGGCATCTAATGGAGGTGATATTGAGTCAATTAACTCAATTAAGTATTTTGCACCTAGACTCTATTCATCGCAGTACAGAGCAGTTACATCGAGGGATTATGAGACTATAATACAATCAATTTATCCAAATACAGAGTCCGTTGCAGTAGTAGGTGGTGAAGAACTAGACCCACCTGAGTTTGGGACAGTTTCAATAACAATAAAACCAAAAAATGGTGAATTTGTATCTGATTTTGATAAGATACAAATATTATCAAAATTAAAAAATTATTCATTAACAGGAATCAATCAAAAAATAATTGATTTAAAAATATTATATGTTGAAATTGAATCTTTTGTTTATTATAATCCAGCACAAGTATCCACTGCTGCAAATTTAAAGACGCAGGTAATTAATGGTCTTACCACCTATGGTCAGTCAGTTCATCTTAATAAATTTGGTGGTAGATTTAAATATAGTAAAGTACTTAATGTAATTGATAAGATTGATGATGCAATTTCTTCCAACATTACTAGAGTGAGAATAAGAAGAAACTTGAAAGCATTGATTAATGAATTTGCACAATATGAATTATGTTATGGAAATGCATTTCGTATAAATCCAGAAGGGAAAAATATAAAGAGTACTGGATTTACTATACAAGGGCAAACTGAAATGTTATATCTAACTGATATTCCTAATAAAAATAATGATGGATCTTTAGATGGAAGTGGAAAGGGTGTTCTTGCAGTAGTAAAGGGTGATATTGATGTTCAAAATAATGAATTAATTATATCATCAGCAGGGATTGTTGATTACATTCATGGAGAAATTATTTTAAATACGATTAATATAACATCCACAGAAAAATCAAATAATATAGTGGAAATCCAAGCATTTCCAGAATCAAATGATGTAATAGGATTGAAAGATTTGTATCTTTCATTTGCCATTAGTGATAGTGAGATAAATATGATTAAAGACACTATTTCCTCTGGTGAACAGATATCTGGTGTTGGTTATAAAGTCACTTCAAGTTATTCAAACGGAAAATTGATAAGAGGATAATATGATAACAACTGGAATTGATAAGAGAGTCAAAGTCCAACAGATAATTGAAAGTCAAGTACCTGAGTTTCTAATATCTGAAAGTTCAAAAGCAGTAGATTTTTTAAAACAATATTATATCTCTCAAGAATATCAGGGGGGTGTGATAGATTTAACTGATAATTTAGATCAGTATATTAAATTAGATAATCTAACACCTGAAGTTGTTGTCGGTGAAACTAAACTAACAAGTGGAATAACAACAACATCAACGATAGTTAGTGTTGAAAGCACAAAAGGATTTCCAAAAGAATATGGTCTTTTTAGAATAAATGATGAGGTAATTACATATACAGGATTAACCACAAATACATTTACGGGATGCATTCGTGGTTTTAGTGGAATTACAACATATCATGCTGATGCACAACCAGAAGAACTTGTTTTTACAGATTCAACTGCTATAAATCACTTAACAGATGCGACTGTTATAAATTTAAGTGCATTATTTCTTAAAGAATTTTACAAAAAAACAAAATCAACTTTAACACCAGGTTTAGAAAAAGTAGATTTTGTTAATAATTTAGATGTAAGTAATTTTATAAAAAATTCAAAATCATTATATCAATCTAAAGGAACTGAGGAGTCTTTTAGAATATTGTTTAATATTTTATATAATGAAACACCAAAAATTGTTGACTTGGAGGAATATTTACTCAAACCATCATCTGCAGAATATATTAGAAGAGAAATAGTTCTTGCAGAGGCAATTGTAGGAAATCCTGTAAATTTACTTGGACAAACTATAGTTAAGTCTACAGATACAAGTACAAGAGCAGCAATATCAGCATCTGTATCAGAAATTGAACCTTTAACTAGAAAAGGAAAAACATACTATAAATTAGGATTATTTGTTGGATTTAATGATAAAGATTTAATTGAAGGAACTTTTACAATACCTGGCATAACGAAGTCTATAACTAGTGTTTCAGCAGGTTCTAGTGTAATAACAGTTGATTCTACAGTTGGTTTTGGTGCTACTGGTTTTGTAGTTTCTGGAATTAATACAAACATATATTATGGAAGTAAATCTGTTAATCAATTTTTTGATTGTGAAAATATTATATCTCCAATATCTTCTACTGATGATATTAGATCTGATGAGTTTTACTTTGGATATGAAAACGGTGATTTAACTAAAAAAGTTGAATTGCGATTAACTGGTGTCTTATCAGAATTTAAACCAACTTCAGATATTAGATTATTAAAAGAAGGTGAAAAAATAACTGTAAAGAATGTTGGTGAAAAGATAATTGATCCACCAACTAATAAATCTAGAAAACAAATATTTGCAAATTCATGGATTTATAACACATCATCTAGATTTCAAGTAAGTAGTATAAGTGGTACTAATTTTGTTTTATTTACAAGAGATATTGATAAGTCTAGTATTAAAATTGGTGATGAGGTTGAAATACTCTTTAGAAATGAGGAAAATTTAGCAGGTACAGGTACAGTTAATATTATAAGTGTCTCCACTAAAACGATTAATATTGACCCTTTAAGTAATGTTTCTGGAAATACTTTTGTTGTTGATCCAAATAGAGAGTATGATATAAGAAGAAAAATAAAAACAGCAAATAGTTCAACTGTTGACATAGAATTTGGTAATAATTTATTAACATCTGATATCACAAACGTTTACAATGATTCAGATGAAAAAATGTATGTTGCTGCAAACTCTTTGCCATCATATACAATAACCGCTTCAATACCTCAATCAATAATATCGAATGCAACTGCAAATACAACATTGCAGAGTTATAATCCAAATACATTAAAGTATAGTATTATTGCTTTTACTAATAATGTTAAATTCATAACAGGTGATGAAATTTCATATACTGCACAAGGAACTGTGATGCCAGGTTTAGAAGAAGGTTCATATTTTGTTGAAGTATTAAGTAATAAAAAACAAATTCGTTTATACAAATCTAGATCATTTATACCCATTGGGGATTTTGAAGAATTTGAACCTCTTTCAGCAAATACAGGTTCTCATACGTTTTCATTGGTTGGGACTGTTAACCAAAAAATTGGAGCACAAAAATATTTAAAAGAGTTTCCATTAGATCCTAGCATAACAAATTCAGATATTAAAAAAACTGTATCTGGATCAACTGGAGTATTAATTAACGGTGTTGAGATATTAAATTATAAGTCTGAAGATAAAATATTTTTTGGACCTTTAGAAAATGTCCAAGTATTAAATGGTGGTAATAATTATGATGTTATAAATCCACCTGTTTTAGAAATTAATTCATCAGGAGTTGGTAAGACAACAGCTCTTGTGCAATCTGTTGTTTCAGGAAGTGTGGTTGATATTCAAATTGATCCACAAGATTTTGATATTCAAAAAGTTTTGTCTGTAACTATTGAGGGTGGTAACGGGTCAGGTGCTACTTTTGAACCAATCTTATCAAAAAGAAAGAGAGATATATCATTTGATGGTAGGTTATTATCAGAATCTGGTGGTATTGATAATGTAAATGAAACTCTTACATTTTTAAGTGATCATCATATTTCAAGTGGATTACCTTTAGTTTATGATCAGAATGGAAATAATCCTTTAGGAGTTGGAACAGTAGGTAATGACGGAATATCAGTGGTTGGACTTGGTACAACAACACTTGTAAATAACTCAATTTATTACCCTCTTGTCGTTAATTCAAATAGTATTAAATTATTCCAAAATTTAAATGATTATAATACTGGAATTAACACTGTTGGATTTACAACATTTAATAAAGGTGGAATACACAAATTTAAACTTTTAAAAGAGGAAAATACTTTACGAGATGTAAGAGTTATAAATCAAGGAAATAATTATCAAAATAGACAATTATTTGTCAAACCAGTTGGTATTAATACAAACGATCATACAATAAATTTTAAAAATCACGGATTTTTTACTGGTGATAAAATAGTTTATTCAACAAATGTTGGATTAGGAAGCACTCAACCACAATCAATCACAGGACTTACCACTTATACTGGTATATCAACTACTTCAATTTTTTACAATGTTTTGGCAATTGATGATAATTCATTTAGATTGGCAAATGCTGGATTAGGTGGCACATTAACAGATAATTTTGATAGACTTAACTATATTAAATTTTCTAATCAAGGAACTGGTTTTCAAGTTTTTAAATATCCTGATATAAAATTAAATCTTAAATATGAATTAGCAAACACTTCTGTAGGTGTAATAACAGCAACTCCAGTGGTTAGGGGTACTGTTGAACAGGTGTATCTTTACGAAGAAGGTAGTGGGTATGGATCAGAAATTCTTAATTTGGAAAAACCTGTTAATGCTAATAGAAAATCTATTAAAAATGCAGAATTGAAACCCATTGTTTCTGACGGGAAGATAAGTTTTGTTGAAATTCAATCAAAAGGTAAAAATTATGAAACTGCACCAGATTTAGAAGTTGTTGGGATAGG